AATCGTTTCAGAGCTTCTAAAAGAAAAAAAGAAAAGATTTTAAATTCAAATAGGTTTTAAGTTATCCACAACGGAATTTTTGTACCGTTATTATTAGAACTCTTGTAATTCAAAGCATAGAGCGTTTTTGAAAAAAAGAGTTCACAGGAAGAAGTAAAATTGGGTTTAGTTTTAAATTCAAATTAAGATTTGTTTTGAAGATAAGAGTACATAAGGATAATGCATGTTGTTAAAAACATTATTCCCCCTACCAGATGCCAAAGAAATGAAATCATTGTTCTATCGGCTCATCATAGGTACACACTGTAAACAGACAGTGACATGGATATTGTTTTGAATTGTTGAAGCTGTACATCCTGAAAACAGGATGCACAGCATTAATGTACCGAAATGCTTCATGATAAGAATAATTTCTTTTCAGCAGCACGGCGGTTAACTAATCCATTAATACGTTTGCCATTGTCAAAAATCCAACGATCAAACTGATTTGCAGCAGCAATATAGTTTCCTTGGTTAAGGACAGCCAACATTGTACTTTTGACAAATGCAGTTTCACCTACGTTGTAAACAAACGAAGCAAGCGCATCAAATTGATTTTGAGTTACCTTGACCTTCACATACTTATCAAGACAAGCATCAACCCACTTACAATCGTTTTTAAGCCATTCTTCTGCTTGAACACGAGTACAAGTATCACCCATTTTTACAGGTTGGCCGTTTGGATATTTGATTGTGCCGAAGCCAATAGTCGGGACGCTACCAGTATCCAGATATGCCGTATTCCTGAAACCTTCAAATCCACGTATAAGTTCATATCCTTTTTCGGAAATATCCCATTGCCCTGTAACGCCAGATTCAAGTTTGTAACCAATGAGTTTGGCGAAAGTTTCTAATCCCGCCTTCTCGATAATCTCGTCACCAGCAGTTACTTGTTCCTGAGTTAATCTGCCTCCTGACATCGCCCGAAGCCAAGAATAAGTTTGCGCAATCTGAGCCATTTGCACTGATGCAAGTGCGGATACCATGCTACTCATTAATCTTTAAACTCCTTCAGGTCGTTTTTAATATCAGTTGCAACTTCGAAAATGTCGGAATCCTCCTTCTTTTCGATATAGTTGAAAATCCAACGGACAATAGCCCACCCCGGCAAACCACATGTGAAGAAGAAACCGCCAAGCGCGATCATTCCCCATACGTCTGTTGCCCAAGCATGAAGGTTAAATTTGATGATGATGAAAGAGCCGCCAGCCAAGCTTGAAATTACTGTGGTAATCAAGCCAACTCCCCCCTCTCTCGGAGATCTCGGCATCCGCATCATGAGCACTACAGCCGCAACTGCCATCACACAGATTGCGACTACGATAGTCATGCCAAATGCCTTCCAAGCAGCGAATCCACCGATAGTAGTTGATACTGGTTCGGTCATGATTTTCTCGCCTTAGATTAGTTGAGAAAATATAACATTTTTACTATATTTTATAAATAAGCACTTACTAATAATTTATGAGTGTGTAAAAATTATCGTTGTTCAATTTTTAGGATGTTTACTATGGCATTAAAGCAGATCACGAAAGATGAAGCTAACCTTTTGAACGTTCTTTTAGGGCAAGTCAACTTGCTCGAAGGTCAAAATGGAAAGCCGGTTGAAAACTTGACCTTGATTTACGATCGGAAGACTCCTGGTCTAGCTTCGGTCGGACTGGTTTATGTAGATGAAACCACTACCACTGAAGAAAATGGCGGTACTGCGTAACCATTCGACTTCATTAAAAAGGCTTCCAACTGGAAGCCTTTTTATTACATATTAGTGACGTCAATTGCCATAGCAATACAAGTGGCATTTCCGACTGCGGCTGTGCTAGAGCCTCTATCCTTTGCTACTTTATTCCAAATATATTGCAAATTAAATGTACCGTTTGCTTCGTCAATCCAGAAAGCAGGAATGCAGAAATTTAATCCAAAACTATTTCTGAGAATAAAACATTTACCTTGATACCCAAGTTGAGTAATAACAATAGCAATTTTTTTGCCCACAGTTCCGCCAGCAATTGGCTCAATGTAAGTGGCACTTGGAGTTGTCAGAGGCATATTGTAATTTTGATTCATCCTAATAGCTTGAAGATAACTTACTGGACGGAATATTGGCATATTGGAGTTAAAAATTGGTCGCTCGCTTTCATCGTAGATTTCAATGCCAAAGTTTGTTGCGCTACTTGCTACAAAAGCCTCTCGCATATTCATAAACTCATAAACTGTAAACGTTCCTTCCTCTTTGTAATGAGCATTATTTAATATCTCGATAGAATAGACACGATTAACGCCTACGGGAATATTGTCCTGTAAATCGAATCGCAATCTTCTGTTTGCGTAGTCATGCAAATAGATGGCAATAATTGATTTAGGGGTTAGACATGTGTAGTCCATCTTACTGGCTGTGTAAGTCGTTTTTCGCCCTAAATACAAATGAGAAGATTGCCCGTCAATTTGAATGTCACCAGTATTAGTTTGGATAAAGATACCTTCAGGCATTAGTATGCTCCGTAATAAATACGTATAGGGGTATCACCTGAACTGTAACAGTTAACATTAATAGTTAAGGTGTCCCCTACTAACTCACCAATAAAGATGTAAAGAAGATTTTTTCGCATTCGCACATGGCCAGATGAGTCGGCATATTCGGTGTTATAGTCATATACTTTCCACGTTGTATAATCGGCCAAACTGTTATCCGGACTAAAGATAAAAGGATGCGCATTGATAAAACGTGAATCAGTCACAGAATAACTGGTATTAGCATACTGCCGAGGCACCTCAATGTACCCAAATACCTTACCTGTTAAGTCTGTTAAATCTAAGATTAATTCAGCCTTCTCATTGTAGACCTGTAAGCCTTCTGGCATTTTTGACTCCTTGGTCTTGCTCTTCGTAAAAAGCGCAAGACCGATAATGAATAGTGCCGCAATTAATAAAGCGATTACCATAAACCTAATCTCACTCTGACAGTGTTGTTGTCATCGTAGACAGTGATCAAACTTCCAGTTAAAACCATTCGTGCGCCATTTGGTCTTGAAGGGTCTCTATAAGTGGTAATAGTCCCTAGGGTTGCGCTAAGCGCACTTAAACTTGAGGCATTGATTTTTTCCGCGTTGATATAGCCGATTGACGCATTGTCCAAATACAGTCCGGCAGGTACGACTGTTCCATTTGGCAACGTTGTGGCTGTCGGTTGATAAACAAATGCGTATTTAGGTGCTACAGAACCCGCTGCGGCATCAGATGGCGGAGCGATGGCGAACTTGTTAGCCTGAATAATGAAATCAACGGTTTTGCTATCGTTCTCAATCCCAACACCGCCAATTAAATTGCCGGATTGCAACTTCAAAGTTGCTCTTGATTTCAATCCATCAATTGATTGTTGCTGCGATTGAATTGACGCCGTATGTCCACCCACAGTTGTTTGCAGATTGGTAATACTTGTCGCCTGAGTTGAGACTTTTCCATCAATCGTTGATACCTTGGCATCAAGTGAAGATAAAGCTGAAACCTCAGCTTTATTAGCCAGACCATCCGTCAAGGTTTTGATGTCCTGAGTCCATGAGCCCCAAGTTGATGTACTGGTGCTGCGACGTTCAGCCGTAAGTTTTGAATCTGTACCTCGTGCAATCTGGATGATCGGACCACCAGATGCGTCAGTCCAATAAACGTATGTTTCAAGGGAGACATATGTACCCATGCCAGTCAAACCTAGCACAGAGGCTTGCTTGAACTCGCGAACGATACGCAATGGATAGTTTGACCAATACCACGATGGAGGCTGATTAGTAGATCGAGTATCGGATACTGCAACATCCTTTAATAAGCCATTCACAGATGCATTCAGCGAAGTAATACTTGAGCCTTGAGAGGTAATTGCACCTTCGGTTGTAGTTACGCGGTTGGCGAGGTTTGTTAGAGCCGAACTATCTGCTTTTGTTGCTAACGTGCCGTTAATATTGGTGATGCTATTGTTTAGCGAGGTAATACTACTGCTATGTGAAGCAATATCCTTACCTTGCTGAGTCACTGTGTTCGACAATGACGAAATGGCAGAAGCATTTGCATCCAGTTGAGTGGTTAAAGTTCGAGAGTCACCTAAACCTACAGGTACACCATTCACAAAACTAAGTGGGTATTCAATCCACTGATTAGGAACAGTCGAATCAAACATACCGAGAATACCATTGCCTGCATCTAGGTCTTTGCGTCCTACAAAAATAGGAAGAGCATTCCAGTTCCAAGATCTGAAATATGTGTCGCCAGCACCACAAGCAAGTAAAAGCGCACGTAAATCAGTATTTGGGTTTGAATTTCCAACTGAGCCAATGTTGTCTGTACCCACGATTGCAAAGTAAGTGCCCGATGCAAGCGCCTTGATAGCGGCATAGATGGCGTTACATGCAGATACGATGTCGCCATAGGTGTCATATTGCGTACAGCTTTCAACGTCCCCATTTTTAAACACAATGAGATTTAAACCGCGCCCAAATCCATATAATCGCGTATTGTTTCCAGTGTAGACGCCAGCCGCCTTTGGCATGCCAACGGCAGAGCCGTTACGGAAAGTCACCAGCGAATATGACTTCGTATTACCGATTTGATTTGTGAGCGAGGTAATGCTGCTGCTATTTGATGTAATAATATTGCCTTGCTGACTTACTGTATTAGTAAGATTTGCGATAGCAGCGGCATTTGCATTGCTATCGGGGATATAATCATATGGACTTGGAATCCAAGCATCTGTTGTGAGTACATCGCCTTTGACTAAAACTGCCCAATAAACAGTACCGATAGTGCCCTTATCTGCGGTCGGACGGTTGATCATGTAGAAGTGGATAATTGGGCCAGAGGCAACTGCGCTGTTTTTAACAAAGGTAACTTTGCTGATAACCTTACCGTCTGTATTAACAATAGATTGCAAAGTCTGGCTACCACCACCCGCGTAAACCGCTAGGTAAGAGTTGTTATCGCCAGTCCCTCGTTTATGTTCAGCGCACCAGATCAAGGTGTATTTAGCGCCAATTTCCCAATCTTCACCTAGTTTGTAAGTGTGGTGTGGGTATGAGACGCCATCATACAAGCCAACTACATTTGATTTAATGAGAAGGTTAGTTCCACCTTTTCCGCTAACTGCTAATGAGTTAGTCAATGAGGTAATTGAGTTACCTTGGCTTGTGATATTTCCTTCTGCATTTGTTACGCGGTTAGAGAGCGAATTTAACGCTGTCGCATCTGCCTTTTGAGCAAGGGTGGCATTGATGTTTGTGACGCTATTGTTGAGCGAAACAATATTGTTAGATGCGGAAGTTACACGGCCGTCAATGTTTGTAACTTTGGAATCAAGCGTACTTAATGCAGACGAGGTTGCTTGCAAGTCGGTTGCTAATTTCTTATTACCTGTAATGTTACGTACTTGAATGTTCGTAACATGCCATTGCTGCCCCGCTGCTTCTGACGCAGCTATACTTACTTGAAGCCAAGGTCGAATATCAACCATGCCATTTGGCACAGTGAAATAACCTTCCACCATACCCCAAGCATTTTTGTCCGTAGACTTAATGGCAACGCTATACCATGTATAAGTGCCTGCGCTGTTCCGAGTATTGAAACCAAGCACGGCAGAAGCGGTTGCTGATGTATTTGGCGTCGCAAACCAAGCCGAAACATAGAACATGTCGCCAACATTACATTTGACGAAAGGACCGTAATAACTATCGCGGTTATTCAGTCTTAATGCTTTTGGAGAAGGCGGGTTAGGTGCTGCGTCAGTCGCATCAACAATTACGCCAGATGTCCAATCGCTTTTCGGGTCTACGAAATCAGGATTAAGAACAAGATTCGATAAATCGTTGTTAGTAATCTTGTTGGTTAAGGTGGTAATAGAATTACTTTGTGAAGTAATTGTATTACCCTGTTGAGACACAGTATTTGTCAGATTGCTAATTGCAGATGCAGTGGCATTAAGCGTTGTTGAAATGTCTAATAAAGACGGCTCAATGATCGCCGAAATGCCATTAGATGCGAGGTCTGCCTCTGCCATGAAGCTTGCAGACCAACCATTCATCCATTCGTCTGGCGGAGTTGTATAGCCGATTTCGGCATCAATGTTGAATTTTGGATACTGCCAATAAGCACCGGGCGCTTGGGACGTCAAAATAATGACTACTGTGCCATTACGGACGCCCATGCGAACTCGAATTGGCATGGTGCCCGAATTCACTACACCATGTTGAAGTAGAGAGGTGCCCGAATATGCATAACCCCCAATGTTCAGATTAATTTCATTCTTAGCGGCCAAGTAGTTATAGCCAGTAAGTGAAAGTCGGAACATTTTATTTGTGAACGTAATTGGCGTTTGGATTACGATATTGCCAGTTAGATTTGCGCCGTTTTGTTGCCACACCAGCACGCCTCTAAATAACTTAGCTGCGCCAGTGCCGCCCTGAATCTTTGGCAATGCAGCGTTGGCTGTATTGGTTGTAACCGTCAAGCTGTTACTTAAATTAGTAATCGCGTTGCTTTGATTTGTTAAACCATTTTCAGCAGCCGTCATTCTTGTCGAAAGCCCGCTTAGAGCCGAGTTTGCCGCTGAGATATTCCCTTCTGCTGCACTCATACGAGAGTTAAGCGAAGTGATTGAATTTGTTGCTGTCGTTAAGCGTCCATCAACTTCTGATACTTTGGTATCAAGAGCGCTAATCGCTGATGCATTTGCATCATTGGCAACAATTGCCTCTGCATCTTCCAGAATTAGGTAATCAAGCTCAACAATGCCCGTTTGCGCCGAATAGTTTGCAATAAACATCGGCGTGATGAAGCCTGCTTGTTGTGAAACAGTACGTGGGCTTGTTTTTGAGCCTGAACCTGATGCCGCTCCTGCTGATCGACCTTTGATATACGCAACGATTTCTTGCCATTCATCGATCGCAGGCGCGTGGGCATTAACGACATAGTTAGAAGATCCCATGTCGCCCGATAATGCGTTGGCTGTTGTTACGTATAGTGCCTTGTCTGGGGTTTTCTGAGAGACACCGACATAAATGGTGCCATTGCCGGCACGACGGCGATAACGTACTCGTAAGCGATATGTTTTGGTTGCGTCAAATGGAATGAAGTTATTTGGATGCATCCAAACAATGTCATTGCCCGCGTTGTTACCGAGTTGAATAACTCGTCCGGCTTGACCGTCAGCCTGTGCAACAATTGAGTATTCGCCTGACGTGTTAAAGAATGTCCAATCGCTCTGTGCATTACCCGCATTCATTGAAATGCTTGAAGTAGCGTTGCTTAAAGTTGAACTTAAAGCTGTAATGGCATTGGTATTTGACGTTACTTTGCCATCGACATTCGTAACTTTCGTGTCGAGGTTTTGAAGCGCAGAAGCATCAGCTTTTTTGTTTAAATTGCCTTCTGTGGTCGTCATGCGACTTTCGAGGCTAGTAACACGTCCCGCAGTTGCATTATTTTGATTCGTGGCTGTATTGAACAGGTCAGTCGCTTTTGCTTGAGTGGAAAGAATCATTCCAGTTGGGTCGCTACCTGCAATCCAAGCCGAAGGGGTTGTGTTGTTACCAACTTGCCGTTCAAGCATCATTCTTTCGATATTGATAACTTGTCCCGCAGGTTTGCCTGTAGGGTTTCCGATTAACAGCATACATGCAGCGGCACCACCAGCGGGCACCGTGAACACCCCGCTATAGCGGGTTAATGTTGCGGTAATATTAAAGCGCAGGCGTGTACTATCTACATTGTAGAGTTGCCACTCAATAGCATGCGGTGGGGTTCCGCCAACAGTTTTGGCAACAAAACTAAAAATGTATGTACCTTCTGTTAGCCACTGTCGCGGAACTTGGCCGCCTCCAATGTTGAAGTATGTGCCGTTCCCTGAAGAAGCAGGCATCGTGAATTGGAACGCGCGTACATTTACCGTATCTGGCGATTGGATGATTTCAAATGGCAATCCAGACGTCCAGTTGGTTGGCTTTTCTACTGGATTTGAAATCTCAGGGCCAAGCAAGTTCACGCCCTGATTCGGCAACCCATCAAAGCTGCTTTGTAATGCGGTTAATGCAGAAGAGTTAGATGTAACTTTGCCGTCGATTAGGGTTACTTTTGAATCAAGCGACTGTAATGCGCTCGTATCCGCTTTACTCGAAAGTGCGCCATTAATGCTTGAAATGCTGTTGTTGAGTTGGGTAATAGAATTACTATGGGAAGTAATGGTATTACCCTGCTGGCTGACTGTATTTGATAGGGTGTTAATCGCATTCGCATTGGCTGCAATAGCATCGCTATAAGCCTTTGGAATGGTGTCGTTCACAGCCGTTACATCAAATACTTCATAAGAAGCAAGAATGACAAAGACTGGATTATCAACCGTTGGTACTGGCGGGTTAGTACCGGCAATTACGCGGAAATGACCTTGAATAGTAGAGCCACTTAAATCAGCCCCACCTTGTACGACAGAGTAGTACGTTTCAAATTTGCCAGTTCCTAGATCATTACCCAAGATTCGGATGTATCCACCCGTACCCGTAGCATTACCGATGGCTTGTAATTTTGTACCCACTGGCATCTTAATAATTTGTTTAATTAAGAAGGTTTTATTTGCAGTGAGTACAAGCGTAGGTGAAGTTGGATACCAGCCACCGCCCAACGCTTGAGTTGCCTTAATGAGCATTTCATTGGTTGAGCCAGTAGGGTTGTCCGTTGACTTGGCTTGCTTAATCCATGAGGTGCCCGCAGGGAAATTGTATGCAGACAACCCGCCAGCAGAGGTCGTTTTGAAAGTTGGATCGTCGCGTAGAGGCTTGCCAAGAGATAACAGTCGCGCCAGAACGTTTACGTCGTTCAAGTTACTGTTTGTTAGATCAAGGCTATTGCTAAGCGAAGTAATCTGCCCGCTTTGACTTGAAATCTTGCCCTCGGCTGTTTCCACTCGGCTAGTTAAGTTATTGACCGCGCTTGAATCGGCTTTGTTTGCCAGTGTTCCATTGATTGAGGTGACGCTATTTTGTAGCGATGCAATTGAATCACTTTGATTGGTGATCTTGCCCTCAGCGGTTGCCATGCGTGTCGATAGTCCACCAACCGCAGTATTTGCGCTATTGATGTTTCCTTCGGCCGCAGACATGCGAGAATTTAATGACGTAATCGAATCCGTAGCAGTTGTTAAACGACCGTCAATGTTTTCAACTTTCGTTTGTGTGTTTTGGATTGCGGACGCATTAGCATCAAGCGCAGCTTGTGTATCGCGTGGGCTTGGACTCCAAGCGGTAGCCTTTGTGCCCGCTTCAATTTGCAGTTTACGAATCGTCGGGATACGGCCAGTTCCATAAGTCCCGTAGAACTCAATTGTTGAAACAGTTGTACTTGCGGTGTGCGATTTTGGACTAACTGTTACTGAGTATTTGGCAAACTGATTGACGATAACCGCGTTAACGGAAGTAACGAATTGGTGAGCAGAACCATTTGACGAATAAACTTGAACTGGTCCAGCCACAGGAACGCTCATTTCAAACGAAATCGTGATTGGCTTCTCAAGGTTTTCGTCATAGAACGCTTTTAATTCGGCGCTACGTTCATACAGTAAATATTCGCGCTTCGTTGCGGCAGTTGAAGTGCGAGGAGCTTCGGAGTTCGCAACAACGTTTACGCCACCAATCGTCAATTGGCTGTTGAACTTGTCGATTGCGGCAGAGGCGGCAGAATCAGCCTCAGTTTTTGTGTAGTAGTTGTTTAAAGCAGATGCGTCTGCTTTGGTTGATAGCCCATTCTCAACTGTCGTAACACGCCCTTGAAGAGCGGTAACGGCACTTGTGTTGTTTGTAACGCGGCCATCAATGCTAGTCACTTTTGTATCAAGTGAAGTTAGTGCGGACGCATCAGCCTTTTTAGAGACGACATTATTGGTAGTGGCTAAGTCGTTACGTAAAGAGGTGATTGAATTACTTTGGCTAGTAATTGAGCCTTCTGCATTCGCCATCCGGGTGGTGAGATTATTGATGGCCGATGCGCTTGCATCCAAAGAGTTGTAGATGCCGTTAAGGTCTGCCGAACCAACTACCCAAGGCGATGCCTCTTTGTTATCCCCCACATATTCTTCGATCATTAACTTGTCCATCGTTAAGATCGCGCCGGCAGGAGTCAAAGAGGTAGATGAAGCGCCGCCTGTATACAGCAGAATCGAAGCAGTTACCCCGTCTGCGTGAATTGGGGATGAAAGGTATAAGGTGTATTTAACTAAGTCAGTTGTGAATGAAACGTTCTGCGCTTGAGTTGATGTCCACAATAAAGTGACAACTTGAACATTCGCACCGCTTTGGTTAAATACGCGCAATGCAAAACGGCCAATAAATCCAGCTACATCAGATTTTGCATAGAAGCTGAATAGTAATTTTGATCCACCACGAACAGCTACGGGAGCTTGTTTTCCATTGCTGTATTGACCGATGTAAACGTAATTGCCTACATTCGATGTTACGTTTTTAAAGTTATAAGCCTTTCCAGTTCTTAACACTGAATCGACCAAGCTAACTTCTACACCAGTATTCGATAATGTGTACGGTACTACTTGAGGGTCAGAATATGGAGCAATAAGTAAGTTGGCCCCTTTGCCTGTACTTAGTTCCGATTTTAGTGAGGTGATTGCACTTGCATTGCTTGCAACCTTTCCGTCGATGCTTGTTACTTTTGAGTCAAGGCTATTTAAAGCGCTAGAATCGGCCTTAGTCGAGATGGCATTATTGGCTGCGACCAAATCATTTTTGAGCGATACGATTGCCGAGCCTTGTGATGAGATTTGGCCCTCTGCGGTAGTAACTCGGTTAGATAACGAATTTAAAGCCGTAGCATCAGCTTTCTTCGTAAGTTCGCCATTGATTGATGTAACGCTGTTATTCAATTGAGTAATTGAATCGCCTTGGCTAGTAATTACCCCCTCGGCGTTCGTTACACGAGTTTTAAGATTGTTAATGGCAGAAGCATTGGCATCAAGAGCGGATTTAATAGCGCTTAAATCTGTTGGCCCTGCTGTCCAAGTTGATGCTGGAACATCGACGCCGACAACCTCCTCAAGCATCAACATATCAATGAGAATGCGAGAGCCAGCGACGTTATAAACGCTATTACCAGCACAAATAATAGCAAATGCAACTGCATCCACTGGCGCCGTTACAGCTTTACAGCTAACTGTGCCACCCTCATTTGACGGTGTTACTCGTGTGTTATTAGTTGCCTGATTTACTAATACTGTTTGAGTAGCCGAGTAGGCGCCTTCTGACGTGCGTCTGAACCAATGCAGCGTAAAATAAACTTCCGCTTGCTTTGTAGGATCAATGTTTTTTAAGTAGGCGCTGAGCATGTAACGCTTACCGCCACTTACCACACCTGCCGCCGCAGTATTGACCGTAGAAACTGACGAAGAGCCAAAATAAATACTGCCAGCCACCGCATTAAAGGTAACGTCATAAGCCTTACCATTAATGCGCATAGGTGAATTAATTAAAGCGACAGTTCTTGATGCGCCAATGACGTAAGGCGAAAGTTCCTGTGGGTCCGAGAACGGCGCAATGATATTGTTGATGCCCTTACCTGTACTTAGCTCAGACTTTAAGGAAGTCAGTGCTGAAGCGGTTGCCGCCGAATTGATAACGGCTGTATTTGCTGTCTGTTGAGCTGCTGCCGCTGCATTAATCGCATCTGCGGTTTTGCCTTCGTTTGTGGTTAAACGAGAGTCAAGCGAAGTGATTTTTGATGTATTTGCACTTGTATTTGTCGCGTTGGTATTAATTTGCGTTTGCAGACTAGACAAAGTGTCATTTGTGCTCGACTTGTAAGTCTCAATGTTGCTTAACAGTGCAGCATCTTCTGACTTGCGCTGAGACGTTTCTGTGGTGAGGCCGTCATTCAGTTTAGAAATTGCAGTAGTGCGGGCGTTTGCCTCGTCAGCGATCTTCTGGTTTAACTGATTAGTCGAAGATGTTAAATCGGAAGCCACTTTAGATGCGGCTGCCGCTGCGTTATCTGCTGTAGTTTGAGCATTTGTAGCAGTTGTATTTGCCTTGGCTGCTGCCGTAGAGGCGCTATCAGCCATAGCTTTAGCCGTATCCGCTGCATTCTTGGCAGTTGTCGCCACGTTGCTTGCAGAAGTTGCAGCCGTTACAGCTTGGTCCGCTGCATTTTTGGCGTTAGCCGCTGTAGCGCTTGCTTCACTAGCGATTTGTTGAGCCGATGACGCTTGTGTCTGGGCAGAGCTTGCTGCTTTTTGAGCTTCGGAAGCTGCTGTTTTGGCATCTGTCGCTGCTGTTTGTGCGTTTGTTGCCGCCGTTTGAGCGTTGTCAGCAACAATCTTTGCGGCTTCCGATACGGTTACTGAATTTTCAATCTTGCCCTGTAATTCAGTTGCAAGGTCGCTTTCTCCAATTTGACCAGAGATTAGATCAAGTACCTGATCTGGGTCATTTCCAGTCGTGCCTTTAACGAAGTTCGACCAATCACTTTCATTGCCAGACTTATCAACGGTTTTCGTTCTGTACCATTGATCGAGACCGCCCTGTAATCCCTGAATAGTCAAGGTGTTTGTAGGATACGAAACATTACCGAGCAATCTAGGGTTTGAGCCATCAGCCCGATCACTTACTTCAATGACAACATGTGATAGGTCAGAGTTACCTGCCGGATAAACCCAATCGAGCTTCATGCCGAACAATAACGGCGTAGTTGTTAATGAAAGGACATTAGTTGGCTTACCAACTTTTCCTTTTACGTCGGTGCTTGTTGAATACTTCGGATAAGAACGTGCACCAAAAAGGTTGTACGCAACAACGCGAGCTGTATAGGCTCCCGCGTATACATCTTCTACCTCAACACTTAACGAAGTGGTCTGTGGAAGCTTGACCCAGTTGCCATCATTGCGTTTCCATTCGACTTCATAACGCGCTGCATTTTTCGCTTCTTTCCAGCTAATAACGAGGCGAGTTTTTGCGACATTTTGAGTGGTAATAATTTCACTCTTAATCTCGACACTTGCAGGAGGTTCCTGATTGCGAGAGTTCAAGATTGAAGTCGGCGGAACATCAAGCATCAAATCATTTTCAATAGATTGATACTTGTTAGGATTGTGAGGAACGGCAGTAATGTTATAAGTGCCCTTTTCTTCACCTTGAGCAACGTTTACAACGCGAGCGATTACTGGTTGTAATTCTGCCGCTTTGATAATCCATAAAGCGTATTTGACAGGCATAACCGTCAAGGCTTCAGCCCATTCAACCACTGTTACTTCTTTGGTGTGTCCAGAAACGGTTACTGTCTTTTTGGTATGAGAAGCAATTTCGCGCTCTGCTAATGACCCATCTTCTAAACGGATCACAAGCGTCAAATCGGTAAATTCCCCAAAATCAACCAGATCATCAAGAACTGCCTGTTTGGCTGTGCAATCTAGTAAACGTCCACCAAAACGTTTACCTGCGCGGTCACGGTCCTGAACGTAAATCAAATCACCCGGCAAAAGGAGAGCTGCATCAATGCCGACATTGAATGTGATTGTTTCTGACTGTTGGTGCTCGCTGTATAGCAACCAACGGCCATAACGAGCAGCTTGACCGCGTGACGTACACCCGAATGCCATGACTTCTGTTTTGCGAATGCCGTAGCGCTCAATGAGTTCAGGGTCTTCAACTACTTCTGGAACTTGTTTGTAGTCGTCATTCGGATCATTCCATGTAACTACCGCGACTGAATGACGGTCTTTATTCGAAGTTCCCTGATAAGAGAAATCGCCAACAATATTGGTATTGTTGAACAGCATTTGCGGAGTGCCTGGCGCATCGATGGTAAAGCCCACCATATGGCCTGCCCAGTAAGCCATGCCGTTAAATGCCGAGCAAATATCGACAATGAGGTCATACGCTTCAACACGAGTATTGATAACGCAGTTAATTGTGTATCGCGGTTCTTTGTTGCCAAAGCCGTCATCAACAAGCTGATCGCAATACTGACCAATCACATACAAACGGCTTTCATCGATCATTTCAGGCGTAATGTATTCGCCTAGACCGTAACGTTTGCTAAGTAACAGGTCATACAGAATCCATGCAGGGTTACTTGATGACTCAAGCTTGAAAGTACCATCCCAAGGCCCTGTGTATGACCCGTCTTTATTGCGGTTTGACGGAACCTTAATTAATAGACCATCTACCAGATACTCACGTTTAGGAATTGAACTAAACGTTTCTGAACTGAATCGGGTAGCGACCAATGCAACGTTTGGATATGAAAACTTGGTTAATTCAACTTCCGAGTAACTCTCGAAGAATGTTGTGTTTTGAAGGTACGATGAATTTGAATCTGGGGTTGTTCTTGTGATCTGGAATGACCAAGCGGTAATTGGTGTACCGTCAGCTTTCTTTTTTGGAAGGTCGAAAGAGAAAGAACGCTGATAACGTGATGTTGTTTTACCAGTGATTTTTTTAGTTGCAAGGATTTCATAAGGGCCGTTGTTTACCGACAACTTGATTTGGAACTCTACGGAAGTGCCATAGGTATCGCCGGAGCTGCGATCGGTAGACAAAAGAGAGTTCACGGCCAAAATGATGCGAACGCGATCTGCATTCGGGTTTGAAACCGTAAATGCGCTAGGGATTCCGGATTTAAGCTGTACGTTTTTGTAAAAAGGAGTCTCTACCCCTTCGCCAAATCCTTCGATGTAGTCTTGTCGCTGTAAACCGACCCGTTCCGCCCAAGACACATTCGCGAAGTTCAGTTCACCGTTTGTATGACGTAAGCGAGTTCCATCAAAAAAGATTGATTTTTCTTTTTCGGTAAGACTGTCGCCGTCAACGTTATCGACCAGACCACCGATTTGACCTTCGCCAATTAGATCAATGATATTTACATACGCGCTAGATTGAAGGTTATCTGGATCTTCTCTCGGCACGGAAGGGCTTTTGCTGCCTCCAGAAGCCCCTGCAATTGGTAAAGGAAAACCAAATTTCTTAATTTTAGCGTTCATACATCATTCCCCAATTAACTTGCTTATTCGCCTTCAAACAACAACTGGTCAATCGACATAGCGACTGAAATAGGCGTTCCTTGAACTAGACATCTGCCGTAAATGAGCTGAATTGGTCCGCCCTGAACTTCGGTCTGTTCAGTGCCATTGAAGTAATGGGACGTTCTTCGTTGGGACTCGCCATTTTTCTTAGGTTTAGGCGCAAGTAATTGAGAGATACCGCCTGCGAGCATCCCGAATGCTGTTGGTAATAAAGCTGGATACCAAATACTGGCAACTAGAAGGACAACACCGACCACTGTTTGCAAGACACCATTACCACCTGCACCGACAACCACAGGTACAAAACGAATGGTTTTGAGTTCACCGTGAACCAAGCCAAAATCCTCATCAGATAATTGACGCTTGGTTCCATCTTGGAATTCGCATAAAACGCGATAATGAGCGAATTTGGCTGCTTTTTCACGCAACCAGTTGACCAATGAACCAGAGGTATTTGCGTTGATAAGTCTTAAAGCGTGACTTGGACCTCGCGCGGCAACGCTCCACTTTCTGCCAAATTTCTTTCCAAGTTCTCCGTGCAAATAAACATCGACTAACATTTACTTTTGTGCCTCATTTGCTTAACAGTGTGCTTAAGCCAGTAGGAGCCGTAGACATAGGCGTCGTAGCGAGATAAACGACCCTCGCAGTGATGAAGGATTTTTTCTGTACCGACATAAATGGCTGAGTGGTTTGGGTTGCCACTGTTGTCGGTTTGAATAAAAAGAATGTCGCCGTACTGAAGGGGCTGATTTGTCACATCGACAAGCCCTACTTCTTCGTACTTATTGATGAAGTAATTGGTTTCTTCATTGGTCCAGAACTTCTCTACACGCGGGTAGTCACGAAGTTCGATACCAAACTCACGTTGGTAAAAGTCGGGCAAAGCGTCCAGCAATCGAAAGAGCCATATACATATGGACGACCTTCGTATGGGGCTTCATATCCGGTTGGTGAAAACTCTACGAGATCGTTAAAGTGGAATTCGTCCCCTTTCTTCTCGACCATTAGCATGTACCAAGGCAAGCCTGTCACTTCACAGCCGGCCAAATCAGATTCGGTTGGCTTCGGATTGCCATTGGTATGCGTATGCCATACACCAACAATTTCACCTTCCTGTTCTGCGCGAAGATACTCATCGGGATTAATAAGAAACTGAGTTTTCGGGAACGGCGAATCGTTACGACATTTTATAGTAAGCGCTAACTTATATTTATTGACAACAATAAAGCCACAAGCTTCATTTGGATAACAATCCATCGCATGTTGTTTAATTTCATTAAGTAGGCGTGTGTCGATCATACGCGCTGCACCCCTGGGAATGCGCCGTATGGAAGAACGGCATTTTCACCAAATCGGCAAGTACAAGAGCTAACCCGTTTCCCGCAGGCATCAAGATTCGGGTCATCTGTCGGCTTGTCATCCTTTGTGAAATAACCGCCTGTCCAACCGCAGTCTGGCGAACGGTACTGCCAGCGACATGCATTCTTGGTCACCTGACCGAAAGGTAGTTGAACACCTTGGAAATCAAAGGCTGATGCCAATTCCCATTCAATTGAAACGCGGCTTTCATTAACCTTTCGATCAATAAACCAAATTTGATCTGGCAAATGTTGCGTTGGGTCGGCTTCGGGATTTCCATTAGGAAAGTTCACTTCATCAAGGAAGCGGCCAAATGTACGTTTACGGATAACCTTGCATCCAATAAGGTTGTCCAGCTCCGCCGCAAGTGACGAAAATAAGCCACTTACGTTTGCCAGAATTAGCTTAGGCGTAGGCAAAGTGCCCTGACTGCTTACATCAAAGTCACTTGCTTCAATAGGCAAAGGGTCATAGCGTTCTCCCTGCCAGTAGATCGGTTGGTGAAACGCATTTACGCCAGAACAAAAACGAATAACATCGCCGCCAAATTTAGTTGTATCAATAACAAACAGTTCAACTTCTGCTGTTGGTGACAACGATTGAATTTCAGCTACAGCGATTTTCTCGCCCATTATTCATAAACCTCTTCAAGCACTGCGGTAATCTGAAAAACACCAAATTTGATTTGATTCATCTTCCATTCGCGGCAGACGAACTTGCCCTTTTTGCCTTGTGGGTCAATCCAATCAAACGCGGTTGTGCCATTGGCTTTGTTAAGAAACTCGTCAATTTCATTTGTCGTTTGCAGGTTGTTGGTAAAGGTGCAGTTCCATACCCGCAAACTTGGGTTAATAGAATTTGGAATACGGGCTTCGTAGCCATCATTAAACTTGACCGTAGAGACGGAAGGTTTTTTCGACTTTTCAGCGCCCAAATCGGGCTTCCAAATAAATTCCATAAGACTCAGAATGAAATTAAGCGCCTACCCAATTATAAGTAAGCGCTTACTAATATTAAAGGGGGTAATTATATTATTTCTTATATAATCTTCCTCCCGGTCTGCTTTGTTTGTCCAAGGTGCTCATGACAATGGCTTCGACCTGCTTCGCCATTTGTTTATATTCTTGAGCATCACCGCCAGATGCGCTTGTAGAAGAGCTTCCATCGTTGTTTACGGTGATTTGGATTTGAACGTGATTTTGCATGACGTTTGAAGCGTCACCCGCTCCCAACATGGAAACACCGAGTCTGCCCGATGAATCGCGAGTAAGTGGCATGATTGCTTCTGGCCCTGCTTCTCCCATCAGACCGTTTACAAAACTTCCACCCTTGGCAAACATAAACGGTGTAGGTTCATTCACGATAGAGTTGGTAAAAATTCCACCCTTGGCGAACTGTGATGTACCACTCCAACCTACAGCGCTGTTGAAGCCACCGCCGACTTGATATGAAGCACCGCTACTAATGTCTCCAATACCTGCTCCTGCACCGCTGTAAGCTCCATAAGCGGCCATTCCGACTTGGAACAATGTACCTAACCAGTTACCGCCCGATGAGCCGCTGGAAGCTGTGCTTGATGCTAACAGGCTTGTTGCCCATTGGAACAAAGCATTAATTGCCTTGCTGATAGCATCTGACGCAAAAGTCCAAAGACCCTGTGATGCGCTGCTGACATTTTCCCATAATGAACTTAATCCTTGAGTCAGTGGATTTAAGGTAGCGCGTAGTTTGTCAAATAGCGGTATAGTGTCAGTAATTTCAGTATTGACCGCAGCACTTGTAGATTCACCAGTGTTTGGGTCAACAGCCGGAGCATAAGGACCTAAACCGCGCCATCTATTTAGCAAGTCTGATGCCCAGCCCATTCCGCCAGCAGCTTTACCGCTCAATAAGGATTTGCCAAGATCAAAAATGGATTGGTTACCCATTACGTTGGTAATTAGCTTACTTGCTGAATCTTTTACAAAGACTTTTGCATAATCGGCAAAAATATCAGATCCAATTTGACGCCAGTCGAAGTCCTTGAAACTCATCCGTCCTGTAATGAGGTCGGCAACTGAGTCGATAGCACTTTCTGTCCACTTCTGGTTAATGCTTTCAATACCGACTTTCAGATCACGGTATTGGCGTAGCATCTGCTGTGTTGCGGATTCAGAGGCGCGAACACGCTTTTCATTTTCAAGCATTAAGCGCTTGGTGAATTCCTCTTCAGCCAGCTCTTTGGCTTTGATGAGTTCTGCATATTCCTTCTTGGCAGCCTCATCGTTTTCCATCATGGTTTTGGTAATCTGAATCCGCTTTTCTAGCGCCTTACGCTGCTCATTGATCTCCTTGGCAACTTCATCATACGCATAGTCGGCAGAAGATTGACGTCGATCAACTTCACTATCCATTAGGTCAATGGATAGTTGTTTATTGATGTTTTTAGACTCGTAAGCTTTAGTTAAAGTGTCCTTGGCCACCTGATGGTTAAGCGCAAAGTCTTTAAGGTCGTTGTAACCGCCTGCTTGAAGTGCCATTGGGTTACGCACTTCATAACGGGCGAACTGACGTTCTAAAGCCATTAAGGCGTCAGATTTCTTGGTGTCATTCTCGACAAATTGATCAAGGACGTTCTTAAAGTCTTCATCAGTTGAAGCTGATCTTTCTGCCGCAAATTGAATTGATGCTTTGTAATCATCAGCCATCAATTTCTTCATTTGAGCATTTAGGAACTCGTTGACATGTTGGCCCTTGTACATGCCGTTCCAGTCAATCTGTTCTTTTGTCCAGCCTGTTTCTGGATTGTAAGGACCTTTGGTAAACGGACGTGAGCGTGGGTCATTATTGTCGTCCCATTTGCCGCTCATCCAGCGCTCAATGAAGTCGTTCTTGGCTCTCTTTAGATAATCAACTGGCTGACCGAGAATTTCACTAATATCGATTTCACGGTCTTGAGCACCTAATAACGCTTTCTCTACATCAGCACGGTATAGATTATTCCACTCACGGTCATGAGCTCCACGTCCTGTTCTTTCTTTAGGTGCCGATGAGCCTCCCTTACCAGATCCTATTGCGGGTGCAGAATAATCGGCAAGATTTGATGGAGTCGGTAATACGCTTCCGGTAGAGGACGTTGATGCAGATTTGGCGGCAGCTTCTTGCTTCTGTTTGTTTTTTAGAAGCTTGGCGTTCTTTTCAATTTCCTTTTTAAGAACGACTTGTCCCGCGTATGGACCTTTCTCGATATAAACCAGCCCACCTAATTTCATGCCGCGTCTGTACTCGGCAAGCGTAGCGTCAATATCCTTTAATTGCTGTTTGCCACCGTCAAGCGCATTCGTTAAGAAGCCTTTCCCCTTTTGTACAAGCTCCCGCTTCTCAAGCAATTTGGTGATTTTCTTGCCAAGTTCACGGGTTGCAGGTGTTGAGGTAAAGCCACCGCCCTCTTCAGCCGTTACACCTTTAACTGGGATTTTTAAAACTTCGCCTTTGTAGTTTGCCAAATCACGGAGATTACGGCGTGCGTTTTCTGTATCAATGCCTAACTGGATTAAAGCATTGTTCCAGATGGTATGTAGACCTTTTAACCCTGCGATCAGGTCATCCCGTAAGCCTTGCACTAACCGTTGGAAGGATGATCTTAACGGGGTTTCATTCTTGTTGACGCTATCAAGCCAAGAAATGAACATTTGACCTACAAGAAGTCCTAACTCGACCCAGCCTGCCCAGCGTAACATGCCGCCCAAAATGCCAAGGACGCGTGTACTCATATTGGAAACTTTAGGCACAACATTTTTTGTGCCATCGCCCATTTTTGATACCGCCTGCCCTAAGTTATTTGCAGTGCTTGTTGCGGTAGCCAATTGACCGGAAGAGGTTTGAGCAGTCTTACCCAAGCCACCCAATGCAGGAAGGAGTGTTGTAACTAGGCGACTAACTAGGCTTAATTTTCCAAAAAATAAACTTGTCGCTAAGGTTAGGGCGCCAAAACCAGCTCCAAGACCTGTCACAATGGCAATTGCGGGATGCAAATTCATCAAGTTTGCAATGCCGTCTACCGCTTTGGTTAGACCATTAACGAAGCCCGTTAAAAAAGGTAGAAGCGGAGCAAATGATTCAGCCAAACGTCCCAATGAAGCCATTAGGTTGTCTGTGCTACCCTTTAATGTGTCTTGAGCTTCTTTTAGGGCCTGCTGACTTTCTGCTGAACGTTTAGCGCTTTCTGCCACTTCATTTGCGCGGTCAATGAAGCGTTTATCTAACATGGTGGTCAAACCGTCTACGGTTTTATTTGACCAGCCCATGCCAGAAGCCCAACGAGTAAAGCCCGTGCGCTCAATTTTGTTTTGTTCATTCGGATCAACAACTTTGCCTTCGCTGTTGATCATCTGACCTTTCTGGTTGTAGGTCCAACGCTTGGTCCCTTCACCAAAGAAGCGGGTGAAGTTATCTTCACGCATCATGTAATCAAGAATCTGACCGCGTAAAGATGAGAAGAACTTAACCGGATCTTCGCCCATCGACTTCAAGTCCTTGAAGCCCGCGTTCTTCATCATTTTGGTAAATTCTTTGATATTTTTAGCGTTTTCTCTGAACGCCTTCTCAGCATCGCCGTCCTTGAATTCGTTGAGGATATCGGCGCCCATCAGATCGGTTACGGCACGATTGGTAATTGTCTTACCCGAACCGTATAAACCCATCATCTTGAGCATCGTACCTACGGTTGCGATACCCCCGCCACCACCGTTACCACCACCAGCGGTCTTGAACTGCTCACCAAGCGCTGCGATTTTTAACCAGCCATCGGCTGAGACGTCAGCTCGCATACCGCCCATGTTACGCGCAATGGTTTCAACGTCGGCAATTTTGATTTTGCCGTTTGAAATATTGGAGATTTTTAACAGCGTCTCGAATGATTTGTTAATTTCATCGACATTGTTCATGACTTGGCGGGATTCGGCGAATCCGTACAAGTTTTTCACTAGGTCGCTGTTTGAACCTGTTTCATTACCCGTTGCACGTAAGATGTGAGCCACACGGGTAGCAGTTGCTAAAGTGGCATCAATAGTTTTTTCATGGTTGCCACCCATTGCTGCCATCGCATCAAGACGGGCATCAATAGCTTCCGCATTGGTGAGATATTTCTCAGTCTTGGTTAAATCTCTGGATTTTTGAAGGAATCGTTCTTGTTCTTCTTTTGGAAGGTTCCACAATGATAGACGGAACTTAGATTGCTCTAATTCCATATTTTTATGCACAGCGCCGCCAAGACCTTGATTGATCTTGATACTTGCGTACATTGCGGCAAGGTCTTTGGCAACAGACATTTGCTCTCGATGCAATAGCTCTTGAGCCTTACGCTCTTCATTAAGCTGCTGCATTCTCACGCGATGAGCGTCACGTTCCGCCTGCTCGGCAGCGCGTTGAGCAGCTTGATCTCGGTTATTGAGCGTTCTTGTCCACCAACCCGTATAATCAAGTTCCAGCTTACGACGAGCATCCGCAGTTCGTGTCTGAGCTTGGCGTTCTTCATCGATGTTTCGAATTAGAGGGCGCTGTTTTAGGCGTGCATCGGCTTCTCGGCGTTCGCGTTTGTCGAGTTCGCGATTAAACCAGTTTGAATACTCCTGCTCTAATTGACGTCGTTTTTCAATGCGTCTGCGCTCAGCCTCTTCCTCTCTTCGTTCACGGTTAAAGAGCGCTTCTTTCCACCAAGCCTCGGTTCTCTTTTCCAACTCTTGGCGTTTGCGGGCTGTATCTAGGCTCTTTTGTTCCTGACGTGATTTGGCTTGTTCTACAGACTGTTGGTTTTTAAGTGCGCGAGTACGTTCAATCTGCTGATTGAGTAGGTTGACGCCTTTCTGTAGCTCGTTATTTTGATATTCAATATCACGAATAACAGACTTGATTTGTTCTTTAACAAGTTTGGCCGCATCCGCTTCTTTACGCCACAATTCAATATTGGCACGCATTTCCACCGCTTTTTCAGAAGTGGAATTCTTGTTCTTGCCGAAGAAAGTGCCGTTATATAGTTTTTGCTGTACCGCTAAATTAACTTCCGCGCGTTTCTGAATCTGTGCGGCTTTATAAGCCATTTCACGACGTTCGGCGAGCAGCTTCTCGTTATTCTTAATCTCAGCCTGTAAAGCTCTAGCGTTATTCGCAAGTGTTCGTTTTGATTGCTTCTCTAGTTCGTCACCAGTCGCTTTTGCGTGTGCCTCAAGAATCTGCTGACCCTTTGAAACTCTATTCAAAAGTGGGTTTAAATTTTTGAGCTTTTTCTCGTAGGCTTGCGTAAAGTCAGCCAAATTTTCAATACTTTTGGCTGCTTGCGCTGTGGTTTTGGCAGTTTTTGATGCCGATTTGTCTACGCTATCCAATGAACGTGAAAGTGAGTCAGTATTTTTCTGAACCCCACTTAACATTTTCAAGGAAGCTGCCAGATTGTCATCAAGCGTTTTGAATGAGGAAGAGAGCTGGCGAATATCTCCGCCCAAACCACTAAGAATCTTCTCCAAGCTTTCGACGGAAGCGTTGGTTTTGCCTAGATTGCTGTCTAGCTTATCTAGGCGATCTGATGCCTTTTGAATAGCTTGGTCAAATTGATTGACATCAAGTTTGAGCGTTTTGTTAATTTCCCCAGCCATATTTACTGCCTCGGTGCGCTAAGTCTTCGCAGCATTTCAAGACCGTCTCTGTCCAATTTGGCTTCTAATGGATTTGATTTAACTTTTACGACATCCCCCCGTTCCGCGAGTAATTGGTCGGTAACGTCTTTGGTCAAGGTAGATTTACTGTTACCGCTCATGAATGCTGCCGCACCAAACGTGGCTGCTGTAGAAACGTTTAGATGGCGTAAGTCGTTTCTGGCCTGAATGCGTTGAATGTTTTTGCTAAGAAGCCAGAAAATGCGTATTGGTAGTTTCAATACGCATTCATAGCTCATTGAATAGAAGTGCATGATTTGGCAAAAGATGAAGCCAAAATCGATTGCCAATACTTCTACTTTCCCTCTGGGTCTTCCTGAGTCTCTTCGGATGAGACTTCCTCTACCCCTTCGACGTCGTTGCCTTTTGCAAATTCAGCAATGGCTTGAATCTGGCTTACGTCGAGCTTGTTGATTTCTTCTTCCGTCATGGTTGGAATAGCCAAGCCGACGACTTTTCTCGTTAAGCGAACTTCATCGGCCAATGTGAATTCGCCTTTTTCTGCGCGTTCCACAATCGACTTGGACTCATCGACGATTTGGAGAAACTGCTCCACATTCAATGTGCGGATTTCGTGATTTTTTCCATTTACGACGACTACACGTTTTTCTACTGATTTAACTAATGGATCTAGGTTGAGTAATTTCATAAGCGAACTTCCTGAAAAATCTTATAAAGCAGCCTCACGGGTATGAGGCTGCATAAATATATTAGTAAGTGCTTACTAATATATTGTGAGAAAATTAAGCTTTAGCTGCTGGTGGTGTAACTGTACCGACCTGATAAAGCACTTCATCATTGCCTTCAATGACTGGGTAGCCTTTGAAGTTACAGTTGAAGATTCGTTCTTCATCAAGCTTATAAGCAAAGGTCATGGCACCCGGAGTTGCCGCTTTAGGAACGCGTACTGCATCGTTGTAGTTCAACGAGCCGTTTACGCCTTTAGGAACCAATACCAACTCGTCAGCGAAATCAAGCAAGTTCACGCCAACGCCTGTAGGTACAATGGCTTTTGAAGTTCCGGCTGTTGAATCTGTTACCAGTTTTGCACCCGGCATAGTGGCAACAAGGTTATCTAACGTGGTTTCAGCCAAAGGAACGGCTACGGTAATGGTACGTCCCATTACATATTCAGAAATTGGGGTATTACCGTATTGGTCCACTTGAACTTCGTGGGTTTCAGTTTCCACCGTCACTTCAACACCACCTTTGGTGAAGCCAAGATCAACACCGCCAAAGAAGACTTTACATACACCAAGCTTAACGTTTGAGGTATCGTTGTTAGCCATACATTACTCCAATACTATTAATAAGCGCTTACTAATAATTGCATTGCCAAGAATACCATAATGTTTGGAATTTAAACACTTTCACTAGAACAAAGTTTTAATAAACTCGTCCGCTCTGTGCTGCAAAAGTTTGGTAATTTGCACTTCGTATTTAACTCTGGCCCGTTCCATGAATCGACCGCCCGCAACTTCGCCAAGTAGTGCGCTATTCATCACGGAATATTCGGAAGGCTGGAACTCTCCTCCAGTACGACCGACGCTCATGTGCTCGTGTACAAAGAAGAAATACTTTGCAACCGTTGCTCCGCGACTCGGCTGATTCAAATTAACGTAAACGGTATGCTGACCCAAGCCTCCCTTAAAGAACTGCCCTAGTTTGTTACGTTCATAACCGACCCGACGGTATTTGATCGATTCGCGTAATCCACCATATTCAATGGGTGCCATAGCTTTGGCAGTATCGCGCATCTGCTTGGCAATACTGCCTAGCTCGGAATCCAGAACATTCGGCATTTCACTTAACTTGGTGAGTTTCTTACGAAGCTCATTGAGTCCTGTGGTCTGAAGGTTCTTTCGGGCCATTAGGTAATCTCGCTAAAGGCAATCTTGAAGTCTGATGCCAGTTCGAGAGTGTTCCCTTCTGAGATCGGGTATTCGATTGGCTCATTGTCCGGATAACATTGTTTAATGTGCATACCTTCAACAAAATGGTTATCCAGTGTAAGAAGCTTGAATACCTTCTTCATCAATTTATAACCCGTCTCATAATTGGTGGTCCTTACAATGACCTTGAACTCGGTGTTGTAATGACCCTTCAACTCATGATCAATTTTGGTTCCGTTGATTGGATTCCTTAGCAGGATTCCGTTTGTTACGGAAATTGGCATCATGTTGATAAACAGGTTTTGCCCTAAAGTGGCGACCCCTGCATCATTGAGCATTTGAGCGATAGGAATTAGTGGATTCATTCGTTATCACTCCAGTAGGTACATGCCGCTTCGGTGTGATCATGCTTGCCGCGAATATCAAACCGTTTATGGACTGATTTCACCACATACATGTCTCCACCAAACTCAATGATTGAGTCAATGGTTGCTGTGGTTTTGGGTTCAAGCAAAATGACCAGATCTGCAACCACTTCCCTTGCGTTGCCGCGCGAAGCAGACGAGTCCGCACGAACTGAGGTTTTGTTGCATTGCTGAATCATCTTGACGATGGCGCAACGTTCCTTTCGTCTTAGCCCAAATTTGGCTAAACCGAAGTGATCATAGCCATTCCTTGCCCGAACGAAGCAGAACTGATTAGGTGTGAACATCTGTGTAGCCTACAGGTAAGTCATATCCATTCGGATGGAAGTGATGTCTTACGTCTTTTAAAGCCACATAACCTGCCTGCCCTTGAATGGACACTGGCTTATCAATGTCAGGTACAGCAATCAGGTCAATGCCAGATTCATGCAATGTCTTAATCTGGTGATCTACAAGTGATTGATAAATGAAATCCCGAACGAAGGTTTTTACAAGACTAGATGGCTCTCTCCATTTACGCCCTGCACTATCTGTTGCGGTAATTTCCAGTTCAGCCATTTTCTTTTGTACTAACAAGCCCATTGCGCCGTGAGCATTATTCTTTCCGAGCAGTTCAATCGCCTTGTTTTGGATTCCTGTAGAAATTGCGCGGTTCGCTTGGCGCAACATATCAATGGAAATAGATACAAGTTGATTTTTGACATGTTCAAGTTCGAACATGTTGTAAGCCACCTCTTGAGCGTCCAAATTTGATGCAATCTGCTCAAGAGTGTTGCCAGCAGCTTCAAGGAATAAATAATGTGCGTTAGCCACAAAATTCTTGGCGTTTTCAATCTGATACTGCGAAGGCGTATAGCCTGCGCGCCTTGTAGTGAAAAAAGCGCCATTTATTGCCATAACATAATTATCCATGAGACTCGCGAATCTCATTGAGAAATAATCCAACAAATAGCGCTTTTGTTCGTCCATTTTAAACCCTCGCAATAACCTTGCTTGTCGATACAAAGCCACTCAAATATCTTAGAGTTGCCTTGCTAACCGCTAACCTGAGTTGTCGCCCACCGATATAGCTCTCATGGGTTTCGCCAATGGTTTTGGATTTAAGGCCCTGTGCAAGAGCTAATTCGATGGGATCACCACCGCCAAGAATTGCATTCGCTTCCGCAACTTGCGCCTTTCTCAAGGCAGCCTTAAATTGCTCTGATAGCTTCTGGTAGGCGGATGGTGTCGTGGCTCGTAAATTGACACTTGGAATATTGAGCGTGCAAATCCGCTGTCTCGCCTCAATCAAAGCCGCTACCTTACGAACTTCGCCTTCTGTGAGGAAAACTTCCGTTTCCGGCATCGTCAATGCTGTCAGCTTTGCCTGATTTAATGTCTGAAAACTGTTTAAACCTACAATCAACCGTTCTCTTGGTGAAATGAGGTAGCTGACGTCAAACGCATAGGTATTCCCATCCCGATTGATTAGATCAAATTGGAGAATACGCAAATGATCGATCTCAATTGAGTCCATGTCCTCAACCTTGATTTCCATAGGGTTGAGAGCGGGAATCTGGTTATATTCAGCTTCTACAGTTACCTTGGTTTGGGTGACATCGAATTCGGCCTTTGGCTTAATCTCTACCCCGTTTTGATCGACAATACGGTAGCTTCCTTGGGTCACTTCAAGGGGATTTCCGTCGTCATCGACAAAGTTGATAGGAAGAGATACTGACGTTCCGGCAAGGTAGTAATTCATCAGGTATTATTCCTGTGCATTCATGATGGCTTTGATTAATGTGGCAATTGAATTGCCTTTGACATTAAATTCGGCTGCAATCTCGCGTAATCCCGCAATGCCACTTTCATCAGCAATCTTTTCCAAAGCTTCCTGAGTGTATTTAGGTTCCGCTTTCTTGGCCGTACTTTCCTGCTTTTCTACCCCAGTCGTTAAACTGGCAACCTGATCGGAATGCTGCTGAACCTGATCTGCATTTAAGTGAGCATGACCAGTAATCGAGTGCAGCAATTCAAGTCCCGACTGTTGGCGAATATCAGGTGCGGGAGTCATAAGGTTCTGTGTATGAATTGCACCTAAATTCGCGGGATCGCCGTTTTCCCATACTGCGCCAATGGTACTTGCAATGCGAATTGCATCATTAGGCATCACGTCATATTTTGATAAGCCATTTTCAAAAAATACCACGCCCATTTGACCTGTGTAATTTTCGAATCCAGCTCCGGTTAATTTTAATTTCATGCTTAATCCAACCTGCCATTTTAGTTAAATAATAAGTTATAACTAATATTTAAACAATCAATAGCAACAATGCTTTCAATAAAAAAGAGACTATTTCTAGTCTCTTTTTTATCAATAAGTGATAACTAATATTTATAGTTAAATATTAGTCACGCCACGAATTGCCGCAATTGAGCGAGTGGATTTAAGAGCTAAACCACAGTACCACTTGATACGTGTACGAGTAGCATCTTTGTTTTGCACTGTACCGATGTCTTCAACAACGATACCTGCATTTCCACCACCATAAAGGCCGTGTAAACCGTCAACTTCATTTAAGCGTACAGCATAAATCGAAGTGGTTTTTGAGTTCGTGCCTTTCACTTCATCGCCGGCAATCCAATCATTCATGATGATAGGAATACCGTTGTGAGTAAGCATTGGGCGACCAAAGTTAGATAACTGTTGCATTACGGCATCAGTACCATAGGTTGCACGAAGCAATGCACGGTAGGCACGGATCGTACCACGACGCATTACGATCACGTCTGCGCCATTCGGCACAGCGTCACACAATTCGTCCAACATGGTAAGAGTTAATGGATTGCCGTCAGCACCAGCGTCAACGATTTGAGTAGAGGTTACAAGCTTGTCAAAGCCGTCAAACTCTTTCGCGTTAGTTTTCGAATCACCACGAGCCAAAGTACGGTGGAATTCGCGAGCAACACCTTTGGCCTTTTGCTTGATTTGAATCGCCTTTTGAGCGTTCGTATCGCCCATTGTAGAGTCTAAGAATTTATCAACATCAACGTCACCAGCTAAGATGCGTAAATGCGCTGTCACTTCGTCGAATGTTGAGCCTTCTTCTTCGATCACTTCATTAGGATCAAGCCAGTTGGCACCACCAAGGGTTTTTTCACGGTTGTAAACATATGCCTTACCATTTACTTGTGTAAAAGGCAAAATGGCAAAAAGGTCATCGCGGTCAATGATTTCTTCAACAACGCCTTGAACAAGTTGGTTGTTCGAGAGTTTTTCCGCTTCTTCGCGCAATAAAGGCATTAATAATGCTCCATTTACTGATTAGCTTTCTTCGGACGAACTAACTCTCTCTAGCGCCGATGGTTACTGGTCAAATATTAGCAAACGCCTATTTGATTATCAATAAGCGCTTACTAATAATTTTTAGTGAAAATATTAACTTTCACCCCTTAAGCCAGCCATGATTTTTTCCAAGGAAGTCTTAGGTTGCTCTTTCTGCAAACCTTTATTTTCTTGCTTGGTTTTTGAGCCAGCTCCAGGATTAACTTTAGAGCGGATCAAGGTGTCTCGCTCTGGATCTGCTTCGATGATTTTTTGCATCGCTTTGTCGAAAGATAACGGATTGCCATAACTATCAACCAATGCAGTACGATTTGCAGCGCCGCGAGGTTTGTCATAGCCAATCACTTCTCCATTTTCGATTTCAAAGTGTGCGCCATATAAAGCACGCGCCTTATTTGGGGTTAAGGTCAATTCCTCTGCAATGTATGCGGAACGTGAGAAGTTAGAGCCGATAGTTAATTCATTGATCTGGCTATCCTTGCTTCCCAACTGTTGTTGCAAGTCTTTAATTTGTTGTTGCAGACGATTAACTTCTGCCTGATGCTGTTGGGCCATACTTTGCTTAACGCGCTCGTATTCCCCTTTTTCTTCCAGCTCACGAGTTTCCTTTTCTTTTTGAGCGGCAATTGCCTTACGTGCCAATTCTGGATCGATGTCTGCAAACTGGCGTTTGAATTCGTCAAATTCTTGAAGAAGCTTCTTTTCACGATCCTTGCGTTTCATTACTTCCTTGATTAATTCAGCTTCTTTGTCGGTAAGCTTGTTTTTACCACCATTAGGCTGTTTGTCTTTTTGCTCATCGGCATCATCTTTATCTTTTTCCGAATCAGCCTCTTTGCCCTGATCGTCATCGTCAGTAACATCGTCATTGTTACCGCCGCCCTCACCGCCACCGCCGAGGTCATTTCCCTCGCCGTCTGCTGGGTTTCGTAAAACGCCGCCGTTAATAAGTAATTGCATCCATAAAGGCATAATGTGTCTCCGCTGTTCTCTTAGCTAAAATCTCGCTGTTCTCTTAGCTTGTTGATTCTGTCACTTGCCCTTGGCGAGTTTTTTTGTTCGCCTTTGTTGAGCTATTGGACGATGGTTTGGTTGGTGTGCCGGAAGAGGAGCGCGTAATGTTACGCTTTAGATTCCCCTCTCCCGTCGTATCGGTAGTTCTGTTGGTCAACTCTTCCAAAGGGTCTGTCGGCCAGTTCTTTAGGTCGCGTAGCATTTCTTCTTTCAACGCCTTGCTTAATTGAGGGAAGAGCTTTTCAACAATGGACTCCATTTGATGTCTGCGAATGGTTTCTGGTGCATCAATCAGCATCAGGCGTGCAGCAATATCAAATTCGTCGTATAAGCCGCGTGTATCGAAGTTATCTGGATATGAAACCAAAGGAGTGCTGTCTTCCTTCAGTTTGACCCCATGACGTTTGCAAACCAGATCAACGATTTTGTTTTCAATCGCTTCAAGGCTATCTGCCTTCGCTGCTAACAATGCGTTTACCCGTTCAAAGTCATAGGCTTTAGCTACACCAGAACTATTGTCGATACCTACGGCGTTATCCTGTTTGGTTCTTTCGCCGGCCAACCCAACGGTGTGATAGATTTCGTTAATGATTTTGGTGACCACTTGAATGATCAGGTCAGCCTGCTTTACATCAGGCGATAGGTAGTAAGGTTTTGCGCCATCAGACCCATCATAGGTAAAGAGACGTTTGGTGCCCATTTCAATGAGCTTTTTCTCGCTTTCATCGCCCGGCAGCATGCCTTGTACTGGCATGGCTAACTGGCTGAAGGTTTGGTCCTGAATGATGGCGTCAAGGTTTGATAGATAATTGGCAACCGCCCTGTCCAGATAGGCGATGTCATCGATCAGGGATGGTGCAGAATATTCTTCGTCTGAAATGATGTTGTCAGCCAGAATGATTGGGACTTCACCAATGGTATTGCTACCTCGATCAATCTCTTTAATCGTAATCTTGCCGTTCTGATCATCATTCTGCTTTTCGAACAGTTTCCATTCCGTTTTCGTCCATAAGCGGAAGCGGTGAATCGCCTTGCCTGTTGAATTTAGTGGGTCCTCATCGTCGCGAACCACTTCATGAATCAGCATCCAGTTTAATTTGCCGTGATCATCAAACGAATAATCCAGCATTTGAAGCGGAGTGATGATGTAGGCGTAAGCAGATAGCCCAGCTTCCTTTTCTTCCCGTTTGTTTAAGGGTCTTTGATCTTCTGGTACCGCATCCATATCAATAACTACCCCAATACGACCGTAAATTGAGGTTTTCTTACTGATCTGGCGAACGAAATCATTAATCGTCAAGCCGCTCTTGGTGCAGTTTTTCCAAAACTTCACCACGTCGGCAGGAGCATCTACCTTATTGCGGGTGATTTCCTGCTTGAATAAATATTTATTAATTAAATCTACAACTTCGCGGGTATGGTTGAAACGATAAGCGCGTGAGATACGATCCTTGAATTCGGCATCACCCTCTTTGATGTATTTGAAGATATGATGATTAAACCATTCTCTGCCACCGCTATAGGTGTCATCCATAAACATCCAGTGTTTGGACATGGCTTCATATAGTGGATGACGACGTGATACTAAACGTACAAGAGGGTCATTCGCTTCTTCTGAGGAAGCGGTCGAACTTATTGCATGTCGGTCGTATGAGGATAGTTCGGTTGTCATCTTATCGCCTTCAAAATATTAGTAAGCGCTTACTAATAATATAGGTTAAATTGAAACGCCTTTAATTTCAATCTTACGAAGTGGGAATTGGTGCTCGATTGCATATCCAATGGCATCGGCACTGTGTTCTACACCACCTGATTTATCAACATCACGTCCACCTGGTTTGTAGATGGTCTGTTCAAATGAATTGATCAAATGCTTACATTTTTCATCAACCCTTAATGCAACTGTTCCATCCGCAGTTCTCAACATGCGGTTAACTGCATTTACCCTGTCGGCAATTGCAGGGTGCTTTCTTCTGTAAAGAATTTTCTTAAATCCCTTCTCGCGCATGATGTCCAAGTCGGACTCACCACGAGCATGTTGGCGCTGACCGCCAGCAGGATCGGGGAAAATGACAATCTGTTTCATATACCGCCAGTATTTCCGTTCAATCTCTTCACAAATCTCTTCCGTGTTAGAGCCAAACTGGACAATCTATCAACCACCCAAACTTCGCCATTTGGTTGCGGCTGCATGATGACGGTACTCATTGGGTCGATGTTAAAGTCCATGCCGATCCAGATTGGCAGTTTTGGATCAAAAGGATATTTCCCGACATGTTCCTTACGATCAAACGGGTAATAAACACGTCCAGACATGGTTTCGAAGGAAGCCAAAAATTCCTGCTTGAATGATTTCTCATCCATATCGGCTCTAGCCGCTTCAATTTCCGATTCAGGAATAAATGGAGATGTAATGGTTGGGAACTGCCATGACTGCCATTGGCCAGCTTTGACCTTTTTCGGGTCTTGTCCCTGCATATAGACGGTATATAACTGGTTATATGCTTTAGGTGTGCCGATAAAGATGGCATGACCACCTGTAGAGGCAAGGGTAGGACGCAAACATTGTGTCCATGCCTCTTCGCTAATGTCTTGGAATTCGTCCAATACCAAGAAATCGATACCCACACCACGCAAAGAGTCTGGGTCATCAGCGCCTTTAAGTTCAATCAGGGTGCCATTAACAAGTTCAATAGATAGACTTGAATGGTTAATCTTAACTACCCACTTCCTAGGAATGGCTTCAATCAAATCCTTCCACATGATTTGTTTTGCCATTCGGTAAGTTGGCGCTACGTACCAGATTCTTTGTCTTGGCTTTCTACTTTTACTGATAATCAGAGTACGCGAAAGGCTGGTCTTACCCCATCGGCGACCAGCAACCACTACGCGAAATCGAGCATTTGAAAGATAGACTTCCATTTGCTTTGGATGCAATGAAAGCCGAACCTTATCTGCCATCTAAAACCATCATTCCCCTGAATCATTTGATGGCTCTAACATGTCCTCATCTTCAAAGTCGTAATTACCATTGTTGAAATCACGCTCTTTCAATTGTTGAACCTGATCGGCCGTCAATTCTTCAATTACCAATTCCGGAAGTTGAGTAGCATCTACAGCATCAGGCTTATCCAAACCTAAAACGGCGTACCGTTCTTGGCGGATCTTTGCCAAAACATTCGAAGCGATTTCTAGTGCTTTTAAATTTTGTTGAATCGCCGCATAAGCACCGCCCTTTGCCTTGGCAGTGACAATTTCATTCCAAGTCAGGCGAGCTAGACCCGTCGCCATCTTGTAATGTTCTTCTTTGGTTTCCTTAATTCTTTGGCTATGTACGGTCCCTTCTGACAAAATATCTTCGGCGACCTGTTTGGAGATACGCTCGGAATGTTCCTTGGCCTTCTCCCCTTTCGTGATTTTCCGCTTCTTCATGTGAAGGGAAACGGAAGTTGCGCTTACCCCGACTTTCTTGGCTAAGTCCTCTAGGGTCACATCACCAGAAGCCCATAACGCCTCTGCTTCTGCCCAAGCACTTGCTGAAGGGTATCTGCGTTTGTTGGCTGTTTCTTCAGTCATGCAATCACCTAAAAAAAAGGCGCGTACCAGCTACTAAATGATATGCGCCCTCTAAAAAGTCAGACACGCACCATTTCAAACATGTCCGATGGCCTCTAGGATAAGCAAAATAAAACCAAAAGTAAATAATAAGCGCTTATTAATAATTTTATTTAAGAGTAATAAGCAAGCGCATACCAAAGCACGCAAGCTAGTGCTGTATTTTCACTTTCAAATGGTCTGGTTACGTAAAATTCAGAGCCAAGAATAAAGACTGCAACAAACTTGTCTTGAAGCTGTTCGGCTTTCTCTAAAGCTTTTTTAGAGCGTCTTTTGGAGGATTCATGGCTGGCTGGAAGGATGAGTGGATGTAAGTTTAATTTGTATAACTCCCTGAAAGTTATATTCTTATCCTCGCAATAGTCCGGACAGTGTGTATAGCCATCTTCCTTCCTGATTGCGAACTCTCCACAGATCGCCGTGTCATGGCCCAATAAAATATCAATTTCAGAATTTCCGACGATGCCTGGCTCAAAATCTTCGCCGATAAGAAAGATTTCCTGTACTTGGGACATTTGGGAGTTCCGCAGTTTTCCGAATATATTAATAATACAATAAAGTAAGCACTTATTAATAATATATTATTCGAAGAGTTGCGGAAAACCCAAATTACCCAAATGTCGGAATTAAACAAGGTCGGGCTGTTTTTTATGTTTAATGGCTTTACTCTCGGTATGGGCTTTATTGATTTCCACTAACTTGCGGTATTCAGTCAGGACGTTTCCAAAAATCTCATCAATGGTATAAGCCTCAAATTCACGCGAAGGCTCGTGTTCATGTAGGCTTTCCGCGAATTCCTGCCATATGTGAACACACTCATGGCAAAGCACGGTTAGTACCTCATTTTCGTCAGCGTCAAACATCCTCGGATAATAGATCGCGGCAATCAACTCGCCCGAATTGTTGGCGGCATAGAAAGTGATGGCTTTAAAATGGGACTGAAAATGCTCTTTAGCAATCTCGTAAAGCGCATGATGGCTTTCATCTTCCATAGCCAAGAATTGTTTTGGGTCTTGGACCAAAACATACCATAAGCGATTGTACGGAGTGCGGAACCAACTTGGCGAGGTTTTCTTAACGCTTTTTACCTTAGAAGATTTTTTCAATTTCCTCATCCTCATTTTCTACAAGTACCTGCCGTAGCGAAGGTACATAGGCGTTTAGTATTTCCTCGCCCAATGGCTTGATGCTGACGACCGTAAATCTACGCCCGTTTCTCACCACGTTTTGCCCGCTCTTCTCAATCAGGCCTCTTTTAATCAGAAAATTTAGGCTGCATGTAATGGCTTGTCGGGTGCAGGTGTAACTCACGGCGTCATGAAGCTGTTCGATTGAGAGCAAAGAACCGTCTGGATTTTTATCGCGAATCTTTGTCAGTAATTCGATCTGTTTTGGGGTTAGACCTAATTGCATTCGAATAAAAGCCCTCTTGATTTAATGAGTTCAACATTTAGGGGTTCGTCTGGTTTCTGACAGTCAAATGCCAAAATTGATACCCGTTTGGGAATCTCGTGCTCAGGATGTTTGGCTTTGTAGATCAGGTCAGGATTGGTATAGACCCCATATAACGGAGACGCAAAAACCAGTTGTTGAATGTTCTTTAGCAGCTTTTCGACAGGCATGCTCTCTACACGGCTAAAACCATTCAGCCGGTTATTGCCGGATTTTTCCAAAGAGCTGTACTGATAATAGAACTTCCGCATTTCAGCGATGATCTTCTTTTTGATAGGTTCGGGTTTGGAGCTCAGCTCCTCCAGAATCCCCACAACATCTGTCGGATGCTTGGTTTCAAACCATTTCACAAAGAAGTCCACACCGCGTTGATAATTGGTCGCCTGCTTAGGCGGGGTGAACTTGATGCCTGCCCTTTCCGCGAATGGATTGAATTTCGACATCGAGCTTTGGAACTCGGTATGTTTTCTATCCACCATGCGCATCATTAAATTTTGGGCACGATACGCAATCCCGCAACCACGGTAGATGGTGTCCAGTACAAGTCGGCTATTGGTGCAGACATTTTCGTTTAGCCATTCAGCCCGACTTTTATTGATCAGGCGGGTATCCTTGCCTTTGACGTTTGGACGTAGATATTTGAACAAGTCATTACGACCCGAAAGCAACATTTTGGGAACAGCCAGAATCCCGACACCAATGGTCTTGCCATGCAGGGTTACTTTCCAGAACCTTGAACCGATCGGCAGCGTTTCTGCCTTGTAGTGCAATTCGTGCAGAAGGTCCCAGTCACTCTTGTCACCCGGCTCCACAATGATGTCCTTGAGCAATGACAGGTTGTGGTTTTGCTTAGGTGATTTACGAGTAACGAGAATATCTGGTGTATCGAGTAAAACCTTTTCCATACCTTTCTCAATCAAGTAAGGGCGTTAAACGCCCTTTGTTAAATCACTTCCCAAGCTTTCAAGACATCGAGTAGCGGTCGAACACCACTGTATCCCGATAAACGACCTACCTCTTTGCCATCTTCCTTGCAGATCAGGGTAGGCACTTGCGTTACGCCCGCTTCTTCAAACTGCTGTTTGATTTCAGGTTCGATATTGTTTGGATCAATGGTCAGCACATGGTATTCGGTTGCGCGACCTAGCATTTGTTTTTCCAGAATCGGCTTGATGGTCTTGCAAGGTGAGCAGACGGTTGAAGAATATAGGGTTAATGTGCGCTTGGTTTGCGCTGGTTCGCTCTCAGAACGCTCCACAACTTCTGCTTGAACGATTTGCTCTGCAACAGTTTCGGATGCTTCTGACGCGAATTCATGAGCATCTACAGTGTCTTTAGTTACAACTTTTTTTGATCGATTAGTCATACTTGTTTAAATCCTTCAGGTGCTTTGGTGATTACCACTTTTTCGCGGTATCGCTTATCAATGAAGAGGCTTGGGTTGAGGTCTTCAACCATGTCATCATGCGTTGTGGCAACCAGTACGGTTGTTCCGAGTTTTCGGGCAATTTTCTGAATGTTGTACGCAACAACTTTGGCAACAGTTCGATCAAGAACGGCAAGAAATTCATCTGCAATCCAGACGTCCGCCTTGCTCTCAATCAGTTTTGCCAGTTTGAAGCGATAACGTTGGCCGTCCGAGAGGGCATCAAACTTGTTTAGCCAGATATAGGCATCAGTGATGCCGGCAATGGTGAGTACATCCAGAGCGTCTTTTAGTGTTTCGCCAATCTGGTCGACGATTGGACGGTCATCATGCTCAATGGCATTCAGGTCAGCGACTTTTAAGCCGCTTTGTTCCATTTGTTCCGCCAGCTTCCGTAGCAGGGTCGATTTACCGCCACCAGACTGACCAGTGATGTAAACGATGTCTCCCTGCTCGATTTCAATTGGCGTGTTATCGAAAACCACAAATTCCTTCGCATCTAAGCCCAACCCGAACGACTCGGCAATTTCCAGTACACGTTCGGTACGCTCAACTGACGTTTTGTATCGGACATCGATGTTATAAACAGCCATTAAGCGCTCTCCACCAATTTGCTGATATACGTTACGAAAGCGTCCTTCCCTTCTAGTCCAGTTGCATCTTCTGCAATGGCCATAAAGTAGTGAATGGAACGTGATTCTTTGCCCGATACTTCGCTGAACCCTAAAACCTTGTCGATTCGGATAGGTTTTTCGTTCGATTCCGATACTGCATTTGCCGTATGGCGCTGTTGCTCGGCTACCGCGCTGTCCAGATCATCAACAATCACATCGACGTTCATTTCGGAGAGGTCGGCTTGCATGAACTCCAGCTCCTTGCTGTCGAAGATGTCCTCAAGGAACTCGATGTTGATGGATTGCAGCTCCAGCTTGAGCAGGTCGGCATCAATGTCACCAATGGCAACTCGGTTATCGGCCAAGCGTGCAGCTTTCACCTGTTCTTCATTCAAGTCATCGCGGACCAGAACAGGTACTTCGATTAAACCTAACTTGATGGCTGCAAGACGGCGACCATGACCCTTGATGATTACGCCATTTTTATCTACCACAATGGGTTGATCCCAACCGAAGCGGGCAATCGACTCGGCAATCTTGGCGACTTGTTCTTCACTGTGGATTTTGGCGTTGAGTTCGTAAGGCTTTACATCGTCAACAATCCACATTTGGATTTTTAGTTCGCTCATTCGGCCACCCGCGTATCGGTTTGCTCAATCAACTGCTTGTTGATCTGGTAGAACTTTTCGCGTTGCCGATCCCTGACGGTAGTTAATTCCCAAGGGAGCGCTACCCATCCGAAGCCACCTTCAGGTTCGATATAGAGACGACCTTCTACGTTGGCTTCTGCAATCTGCAATTCTGTTAGGTCGCATGTTGAAACGATGCGGTATCCATTGCAGAACTTCTTCAAAAACTTCAAGGCGCCGTCATCTACGTCGGGAACCGCCCCTTCATGTTCCTGTTCAGGCGTGTTGAAAGTGATAACTTCCTGAAACTCGCTCTCGAAATAGTCTGGCTTGAGGATGACCACCGTTCCATCTAGGTTTTTAGCGATGTAATCACCTGCCTCGGCTGTACCAATGCCGGGAATGACAAGGGAAAAGTCTTCATCGGTATTTCCCCCTACTCTGGCTACTGTTTTCATTTGGGTTGAGCAGTGAACCCCAAGCCAGAGTTCAATTTCGGAGCCGTTGTTTCCATTAAACTGGATTGCTTCAAGGTCTACAGGGTATTGGCCACCCCGTCGGTACATTCGAACCTGCCCTTTTTGAGATAAATCGGTCATTAGCCATCCCATCCTTCATATGGTTTCATTACTTGCTTCCCAAGAGATAAACCAAGGCATCCCCTGCATTCGTCAAGCTGTCGGATTCGGTAAAGCCCTGTGCCTTAATGGTCTTCTCGATGAGTTTGGTAATTGCGTCTACGTCCTCGATCGGAACCTTGAAACGCATGATTTGGTGAGTTTGAACTTTGGTTGTCTTGGGTAATTCAACTTCCTCTGATGGCGAATCGAGATCGCTTAGAGCGTCCAGCGCTATATTAGTGCTAGAGAAGATGTCGATTTCTTCACTTGACCAAGGCATTACATCGATCAATTCATCGATACCGCCAAGATCATGAAGAATTTCGTTGAGCTTAACGATGTCATCTTCGCCATAACGACCGTTGTCGATTAGACCGATCTCTTTTGCTCTGGCTTCGTCAATGCGCCCAAGGTTCATTACCGGCACAGTGAGTAGACCAAGACGTTTAGCAATCATTGCTCGGTGCTGACCGCCAATGATCTGTAAGCGGCCATCAAGAAGGGTACGAACGATAATTGGCTTAAACATACCGTGACGTTTAATACCTTCTTCGATTTTTCGCTCGTTTTCAGGTGATACGACGTTTGAATTCCAAGGATTAGGCCAAAGCTCTCCTGGGTCGATTTCTAAATATTCAACTGACATAGGAAACTACTTTGAAATATTAGTAAGTGCTTACTTATAATTTAAGCCAAATATTAAGCAAATGCAAAAGGTATTGAAATGGGAAAAGTTGTAACAATCGCTTATGACGCCGTAAATGCCATCCTACACAAGCCTCCTGTTGAGGCGAAACTTGAAGTACAGTCGGCGCTTAGTTATTTGGTGGATGGCGCCGAAGAAACTCTAGCGTTTAGACAGCACCGTTGGGATGGCAGATCGTCATTTTTTGACTTTGCCAAGTGCTCTTTTCCAGCAGGATTTGTAGTCCATGTTACGGATCGACTCAAGAAGGCAGGTTTTGAAGTAAAACTCGCACGAAAACCCCTCCCCGCTCCACTTGGACCTGCCCGACCAGTGGTAGATAGTTACGGATATGACCCTCGTTACGATTACCAGCCGGAAGTTATGGATCGTCTTGTACGTCATGGCCAGATTATCGCTCAAGTCGCTACTGGTGGCGGTAAATCACGCATTGCCATGTTGTGTCAGGCCCGAATTAACCGCCCTACCTTGTTTTTAACAACCCGTTCGATTCTGATGTATCAGATGAAAGATGCATTCGAAGCAAATGGCGTTGCATGTTCGGTCATTGGTGATGGCAGTTTTGGACAGGTGAATGAAAAAGGTCAGCTCTCCATCAAGAAAATGACGGTCGGAATGGTTCAAACCCTCGCCGCCAAGCTGGAAGAGACGACTTTAGAGAAGGAATTTCAGATCCTTTATGACAACGTAGTCAAAAAACACGAAAAAGAGATTTCGGACACTAAAAAACAGCTAATTAAGGTCGGTAAAGTCGAGTCCGAAATCAAAAAAGTGCTTCATAACCTTGCACTGCAACATGAAAAGGAGCTTCAGGACAAGGCGCCAGCGATGCAAGCTAAGGCAGAAGCAAAATTCAAGGAAAAATCACTCGTAAGACAGCAAACCATCAAGCTTTTGGAGCTTTTTGAGTTCGTAATTCTCGAAGAAGCACATGAGGCAGGTGGAAATTCGTATTACGAGATCATGCGCCACTGTAAAAACGCCTATTACCGCTTGGCATTGACCGGAACGCCGTTCATGCGTGAAAGCCAAGAGTCAAATATGCGTTTGATGGCTTGTTCCGGACCGATTGCCATCAAGGTTACGGAAAAAATGCTGATTGATCGCGGAATCCTTGCTAAGCCTTACTTCAAAATCGTCGAATTGAAGAAAAAGCCAGCCAAATTACACTCTATTACCCCTTGGCAAGCTGCCTATCGCTTGGGAATCGTGCAAAACGAAGAGCGGAACAATGCCATCTGTATGGAAATTCTCAAAGCCCGTGAATATGGCATGACGGCGATGGTTCTCGTCCAGCATACCTCGCATGGCGACACCCTATTGAAGCTGTTTGACGATATAGGTATCAGAGCGAGATATATTCGCGGTGAAGATGATCAGGGAGAACGTAAATCTGCGCTCACCGAACTTGCCAATAAGGATATTGATGTACTGATTGGAACAACAATTCTTGATGTGGGTGTGGATGTCCCTGCTGTCGGGTTGATTATTCTTGCCGGTGGTGGGAAAGCGGAAGTTGCCTTACGCCAGCGTATTGGGCGCGGGTTACGTGCTAAGAAATTCGGTCCAAACGTTGCGTTTATTGTTGATTTCACAGACCAGCACAATTCAACGCTCAAATCTCACGCTAGACAGCGTTTACAGATCATCAGAGAAACCCCCGGCTTTGGCGAGAATATCGTTGCGAATTTCGAGTTTGAAAAGCTCGGTTTCAAAAAAGCTGCATAGTGTTCTGGGCTTGTTCAATGTTTTGGGCAAGCCCGTTTTATTTTGTGGTATTTCAGCGTGATCAATGCAATAATAACTATAATATGCAAGTTTTAATTTTCATCAAATTTTAATTGGAGCAAATAATGGCAGCTACTAACTCTTCCAAATTTTATAAAGAAAAAGGTTTAGTTCGAACATCCATCACTTTGCGTCCAGAGACAATCCAGACCTTAGAAAATATGGCAAAACAGCATAAACTCACTCAAGGCGAGATTGTTGACGCTTTTGCACGTTTGCTTGAAAGTGGCAATCTGTCTGATCAGCTTTTCGGTGTGCATATTGAAGCCATTCGCGAAGAAAAGATTGCTGAAAAAGAGCGTAGGAAGGAATTGAAGAAAAAAGCGCTAGAGTTAATTAAATCTGGCCAAGTGCAGTAAGAAATGCCCCAAGTGATATATGGGGCATTAATTTATTCGGAATATCATAGGTAATTAAAAAGCTTAGCTCAATAAATTGTAGCCCAAATATTTTTTCAGCTTGTTCAATACGCGACAAAATATCTTTACTTGATCGGGAGTTAAATTAAGTTTGCCCAAAAGTAATCTAAAATTTCTACTATCGAGCTGGTTTGAAGCCCAAAGCAATGTAGCGGCTTTATTTTCGCCGAATTCGTAAAGACGATCTATTTTTTCGTTAATATAAGAATTATCTAAACCCTGTTCTTCCAGAATTTCGATAATGTGGTAAGCAACATAATTTAAATCATCCTTTGAAGCCATCTTTTCCC